ACCCTGCCGATACGCACGTGAATATACCAGTAACAGGATCATACTGTCCGTCAACGTCCGTAATCTCTGCGTCGAATATGAACGGCACGGGTATTGTTCCCCATGTTGTAGTGTCAAGTATTGTGTAAGGGGCGGAAATTTTAGAATCAAATAATCTATTATTTGCTTGATCCTGACTGAGAAGAAACGATTCTCCAGTATGCGGAACGACAAAGTTGCTGTAAATACTTCCTTCTAAGAACGGAGATTCGTAAGTGTAACCTGCATATTCTAAAATCTTATCCAAATACACTTTCTCATACACAGCAGGGTAGAAGTGGTTAACATTCCAATTCACACCGTCATTATCCCCGTACTGAATCATCGGGTAGTAATAACCGCCAGAAGGATTAATCGTTGTCCATGTTGCCTTCTGCGTTGATCTATCGTAAGTATGATTGTATTCTGATAAATCTAGTTCGCTCATAAGAGCATTGCCCAGATTTGTAATAATATTCCCCAACTCCCCGAACAGTTCTATTTCATAAGTTATCTTCGATAAGTCCGAACCCTCGCGGATAATATTCCGCATCCTTACATAACCTCTGAACTGCTCTACCAGATCACAGTAAACAACTGCCGTAGCTTTCAGGTTCGGATTGTAGTCAGGGTTAAAGTTTGTCGTACTTGTATTCTGTATCTCCGTAAAATCAAAGATGTGATTGAACAGTCGATTAGTAACCGCTGATCCTGCAACCTTAACAGTACGGCTAAACGCGCTAACACGCTTATCAGGATTCTTTATATCCGAAATCGCAAGGTTAAGACTAACGCCAACCTCTTCACTAATGTCAACACGTGTACCGTTAATATGTAACTCAGTCCTCATGCACGCTGACGTTTAGAATCTACTGAACACTCAAAAACAATCTTCAGGTTATCCAGTTCGATGTTACCGAATGACACCGATTTTATCTCCGCTTCCGTTGGTGAAACAATACGACCTCTTAACAACTTACCGTTAATATCCATGAATACAACAGGCGATTGAATCAACTGATTAAGCATTAAACTTTCATCTATGTCTGTCCAATCCGATTGAAGTTCGTATCGCTCCTGTATTGTAGTATCAATTACTACCGTTCCTGCGTCTGAATTAGTATAACCGTATGCGTTGTTTGTTTCGATTCCCAGTTTACGTTTGAATGTCGTTTCCGTCTTCTTAGTCTTAGGACGGTTGACCATTGTAAATTCTTTGGAATCAAACGCACCCTGATCGTTTAACCAATGTAACGAAATTGGCGAACGACCAGAATAGCAGGTTGTATCGTTGTTGAATCGGTACAATGAAGCTAACTGAGAAACGCCCAAGTTATTCTGAAGATCAACGGTGTAATAAGCTACTGAATCATTTATCGTAACCGATCCTGAAGAATATGTTGCATTATTCAATGAGCGCATACCGCAACTGAAAAACTGTCTGCGATAAGTGTAAAAAGCATGAACCGCATACGGATTTGTAATAACTCCCGTACTTATAAGACCTCCACTTGAATTATATGTCTTAATCTCTGCCTTTGCTATCTGATTTGAAGAGTTTGTGATAAAGTGCAAATAGCGATCCTGATAACCTACGCTGAACTGATAAGATGTTGTGTACGGCATACGTTTAAGCGTTTCGTTCGTATCTTCAATCGCTATTGATGTGCCATCAAATGTTGTGAAGTCGTAACCGCTCCACGTTGCCGTATCGTAGCATCCGTTGAAAGTGTACTTCGTACCTGTTACAGTAATATCAGGATATGTAGTTATTGCTAATGTCGCCCCGTACTGTTCACCAAATTTAATCTCATATGCTACCATCGAAGACGCTGCCAGACCGAATCCGTTTGTAGTTTTGTTGATGTTAAACCCGTTGATGCTGTCTTCTAGCTCCCCTAAGAAAGTAGATATGATCGGGGATACGTCGAAGATTCCCTGCGATAACGTAGGGGATGCGGACGCAAGCATTCGTAGTTGTCTGCCCGTACTTCCACTTACGTAGATGTCCGCAACGTAACGAAAGTTAGGCTGTGCGTTGTTATTTGAATCCAATACAAATACCATTGGATTATACGCAGGTGTCCAGATGTCGGGCTGCTGTTGAATTGTTAATGCCATTACTCTACTCCTTCAATTAGTTGCACTTCTATTTGTTCACCCAATAACGGCTCTAATCGTTTGCTGAGTTCCGTTAACGCGCCATCGTTGAATATCTCCGAGTAAAACCCATAGCCTTTTGATTTGTACCCGTGTTTGTGAATCTTCTGAGATATTGCAAACGACAATGACCTGTTTGCTTCGTTTATATTCTTGAATCGTTTTGTGTATGTTTTAACCTCTCCATTACTGTTCTTGCGCTTAACTTGTATAACCATCGGAGGTGGTATCGCTCGACGCGCTATCCATCCGCTTGCACCTTCCAACTTGCGCTGAACCGTTCCGCTGATTGACCGCGCTCTGTTCTTTGTTGCCCCTCTGCCTTTATCCACGAACTGAGCATACTCAGGCATCACTATACGCACTAGAAAGCCCGTAGCCGTGATTTCGGTAGGCATGACGTGTATAGACTGCGCCAAAGTAGATTGATCAAACCACGCGTCCTTAGAAACAAGATTAGCGCGTATCTCTTCGCTCAATCCCGTTGCCCAGACTGTGAGTTGATCTTGAAATACTTCGTTAAGGTCTTTTGCCATTGAGTAACGCTTGTTTTGTGTCTTCGTGTTCTGCCTGTATATCGCGTATCATCGCTAGTCGGTTGTAGAACTCGATAACATTCATTTCGAAATATTCTTTCTCTTTCGTGATGTCCCCGTCTGTGAGTTCGTAGATAACTTTGAGCCATCCCCATCTTTCGAACGCAGTTGGTCGAGCGTTGTCCTCAAGTTGCTCAGATTCTCGCTTACGATCTTCGCCAAAGAGTTTTGAATACGCTTTTCTAATACTGGATAGACCTTGCAAAAAAAAAGCGCGATGCCGTTCGCCTGATCTACGGGTAAGTCTTTGAATAGTTCAACCTTATCCGAAAATGATAACTTTTTCTTCCAGAACTTTAACCCTGTTCTCTCTTTAGCAAATACAGATACTATCAGCGGTAATTTAGAATAGAAGTTATGCTCTTTAATGTCAAGTAAATGAACTTCAGACAACTCTTTAACCGTCACATCTTTTGCCGATGCCACGAATACAAACTTACGACCTCCAAGAGTTAACACCGTGTTAAAGTCTGATTTAGGCTCTGTGCTGATCAGTTCGTACAACTCAGTACGATACTTGCTGAAATCTGACGGCTTCATTGCGTTAATGTAGTCCTCAGACATTCCAGTAATCATGCTGATCAGTTGCACGTCACGATCAAAAAGTTCTAACAGATCGCCCGTATGGAAGTCTAGCAGCGCCATTATATCCGGCATCTGCCTTACTGTTACTTTGCTCCAATTCATGATCTTAATAGTCAAATCGGGCGAAAGTTTAGGGAATAAAAAAAGCCCCCATTTCTGAGGGCTTGCGCAAACACCGCTTCACGCGGAGTATAAAGAACGAACTGATTAAAGCAAATGTATTAAAGTTTCTCGATCTCGGTGCGGACTTGTTGCCAGAAATCATATTTTTCAAAAACTCTTTCTGATTCTAATTCTCTCCAAATCTCATCCACCGCTATCAGGGCGCACTGTTTGGCGAAGTGTTTTGTAATATCAGACGCAGAGTTACTCCTAACTTTATACATCTTCTGATAAATCTCCACCGCCTTCTGTTTAGCCGATTCGTTAACGGCAGTCTGTTTCTTTTCGCTCATTTCGTTTTCGGGTTTAAGTTTGATTCAATCACGATCTCGGGCATAGCTGTGGGGTTAGTTTAATTGAACTGATGTATTTGACATTAAATCTAATGCCACTGAATATGCGTCTTCGTAAGAATCTAAAACAAACATAGTGGCGTCTCCATCAAATCCAGAATGCAACCATACCTTACAATAATCTTTAATCTGATTAGTTAGATAATCAATCGCGTGATCTGGGTAGTGTGTAATTACTGGAGGCATTGTGTTAATGCGAGCTATGATAACGTAAGTTTTATTTTCATAGCCAACCATACTTGTAAAAATACGCTCGATTTTGTTTCTTATTTCTCGCTTGGATTCATCATCTGAAAATGTAATACTTTTTGAATCTTCAGTTAATCCTTTTGCGTAATCTAGTGTTAATAGGTTTTTGTTCATAGCTGTTGTTTTAGTTAGTGTTATTTATATTCACCGTTAGAGGCTTGTGTTGTTTGATTCATTTTCCTTCGTGCTGCAATTTATGACACGGCCTGCAAAGTAACAACACATCTGACGGTAATTCGTTAAATAATCTTTCGTATGTCAAATGATGGCCGTCTAACGTTACATTTTCTCGGCCACAATGTTCACACTTATTCCCGCGTTCCTTTTTCAATTCATCTTTGAAGTTTTTCCACGCGGCCGAATTCAGATAACGAAGATATGTTAACTTCTTTTCCTTCTTCCGTTTCTTTGGTGGTATTCCTAAATCAACTGATTTGTGAATAGGTGAACTTTCATTTTCATAGACCTCATGCTTTATGAATTGGTCTTTGTTTTTTGAAAGGGGATATTCAATACCTCTGATACTACAATACTCTCTTACAATTGCATTATGCTTTAATAGCTTACAATCGTGCTGAGTTTTCATGTAATATTTCAGTCGCCTGTAAATGTATGTTCTGATGTTTCCTTTCATATCGGGCAGGGAAAGTAAGATTGCGGTCAGAAAAGGTGTTCCACCTCTCTGACACAATGCTTATCGGTTTAGGTATAAGTTGAGTTGCATTGGCTGTCTAGGGAAAGTGTTTACGTCCTCGCTAGGCATTTAACAGTTGATTATCTTATTTCATGTCGGCCGTACACTATTGCAACCCTCTCTTTATGCAATCGACTGGCCGACTGGTCGCTGGTGTCGCTCCCGTAACGTTGTTTATTTAAATCAGGTACGCTATCTGATCAAAAAAATAACCCCTGAGCGTTGGTGGACACATCAGGGGGTTATCAACGAAACGCGCTATGAACCGCGAAACCAAAACCTTATTGAGCCACCAAACTCATGCCACAAAGTAAATACAAGTATTTCAATAATGCAAGGAATAATTACCAACAATAGGATGTTTAAAACTCTGCCATGCTATCGCAGTAGCCATGATCCCGTCATCGTGGAAACCGTAAGGCGCACCGTATTTGATCGTCCTGCTCTTTGCGTTATATTCGAACGTAAACACGTCAAATTCCTTCTGTAACCAGTCAACTGGTAGGAAGGTAGCCTCAGACTGCTGCGTTGCGACTGCGAGGCTTTCTATCGCGTCATTCTTGCTTTTATTGGTAGTGACGAACGGATTAACGTCTAATGGGCTGTGACACTTGCTTTGTATCTGCTCTAGGATAGCATCACCGACACTATTAACCTCAACCAATGTTGACGCGTTGTATTCGTTGATCTTCGCGGCAATCTTTGCTGATATGTTCGACCATGAATCGTGTCGCCACCGTTCAATGTAAACTTGCTGACCTACTTCGTTAAAGATAGATATTACTGAATAGTCATCGGCTCTACCTAAGTCAACACCTGCAAAGAACTGTGAACCGCCCGTGTGCGTTTCAAATTTCGGTGTAAAGATACCTGCCCCACCGTCTAGGAACTCCGCTAAGTATTCCTGTTTGAATACGTGATCAGGTAGCGTTAACCGTGCATCGTCAATCTCTGATGGGTTAATCAAAGGGTTGTCATAAGAACTCATCCGAAAGGATTTGTACTGATCGTTGACACCGTCTAAGTTGAACAGGTTGTAAAAATGATTCTTTCCTTTCGGGGTGCTGATTAATAGTACTTTCTTACCACGTACTAACACGGTAGCGCGTAATACTTCCGTCCATGCCTCTTCATCCATGAATGCGAACTCATCGCACACAAGGTAATCAAAAGTGAACCCTCGAATGTTGTCGTACCGTTCCGCGCTAAAGAATTGAATGGTGCTGCCTGTGATATATTCCAATATCAACTCTGATCGGTTTACGTTGCGATATATTTCAGGTCGCTTACGAAATGCCTTATGTACCTCATCAAATACTTTCTTCGACTGTTTATACACTGGCGATACCCATGCACATTTAGCATTCTTTTGGTTCAATGCCCAATACATCAACTGGTTCGAAGCAAGTAATGTCTTGCCGAACTGTCGACCAATATTCAAAATGTAATACTTCTCATGCCCGTTGTTAATCGCGCTATGAATTACTTTCTGATTCTGATGCGGTGTGTATAGGATTGCCTTCGCCAAAGTCTGCTCTAAATGTCATGTTACCTGTTACCTTAATATCTTGTTGCTCGATATAACCGCGTTTTTTGCCTTTGCACTTCAAAAAAAATATAGTGGATATGGGATTGCCCTTCATGATCTGCTTATGCAGTTGTGATTCGGCAAAGTCCAAAGCTACGTTTTCCATATCCTTGCATTTAACGCGGTAATCTTTATCTTCCTTCAACCATCGGTAATGTGTATCACGTGAAATTTGCGCCTGTTTACAAGCGGTTGTCACAACGCCCAAAGACTTTTCCAAAGCCTCCAACATTGCTCTTTTTTTATGTCCGATGCTGTCCGTCATATTAAATCACCTCTCCATTCTTTTTAATAACCAAACTCGGGTCGAGTTTAAGCATTCGGTCAATAATTACTTGGCAATACTTTGGGTCTAATTCCATACCGTAGCATTTGCGTTTAAGTTGATGTGCTGCTACCATTGTAGTTCCTGTTCCTAAAAAAACATCCAATACTGATTTTTTAGAATAATTAGTTATAACGTATTCAGGTAAATGTATTGGAAAAGTAGCAGCGTGTATTTTACTAAATTCATTTTTTGAATTTCCATTTCCCTCATAATAATTTGATAATGTGCCGTGAAAATCACCAGTAGTAATTGTTCTCTTTGGTTTGTCTTCATTTCTATAAATTAAAATGTGTTCAACTCTGCTATTTAAAACATTTTTTGCAGCAGCGGGTTGACCGTGTCCTTTAATCCAAAATATTTCATCTACAAATTGATTTCTGTATTCATATAGTAATTCAATAAATCCTATTTTATTTCCTGCAAGTTGCTGAATATTATAAAATACATTCTCTGAATTTATTAAACAATTTTTTAAAACATCCGATACAAATTGTTTCCAATCTGATTGTTCCTTTTTATCATCGTAAGTTTCATATTTATTATCAATTTTGTTTTTATTTCCTCCTAAAGAATTATCTCCAGCATTATACGGAGGACTTGTAAATGTAATATCAGCCTTTTCTCCATTCATTAATTTGGCTACTTGGTCGCTATTTGTACTATCCCCACAAAGTAATCTATGTTCGCCTATTTCAAACAAATCACCGAGTACAATATCCGTTTC